GTAGGGATGTCGCTTGCGCGGACTCGGCGACATCTGGACCTTGATGATGTGTTTGCCGATGAGCCACGCCTGGACCATGTAGTCGCGGAGTGGGTCGGTGATCGTCGCCGGGTCCATGCCCTGCGCCAGTAGCGTCAGCCCCTGCACGTTGCCGTGAAACTCCAGGCAGGCAATCATGCCGCTCCGGTTGGTCATGGGGTTCTCACGGCTCTCCTGCTGAGCACGCTCGGAGTCCGTCATGTCCCAGTTGTCGTGTAAGCCACCTCGACCGTATTCCTCGAGCACCGCGCGTACGGCGACCTGGTCATAGCCAGGCAGATCAAGCAGGTCGTTGAGGTCGGCGCGGGTGTAGCGCGTGCGCTCGATGACCGAGGCATCCTCGATCTCGGAGACGCCTGGCGTCCAGTACAGGTCGAACGGCGAGACGCGCTGCCAGAACATCCGGGGCTTCTGCTGGACGTTGGGGGCGCCACCTTCCCAGGACACGGTCGGCACGATGCGTACGACAGGGCCCTTGATGCAGGCGAAGCAGAACAGCGGTAAGTCGGTAATGAACTCTGACAGGGCCTTGTAGAAGCCACCCTCGGTCAAGATCTCGTCGATCTTGTCCTCGGCGATCTGCGCCTGCTTCTCGGCCTTCTTCTTGGCCGCCGCGCGCGCCGCTTCCATGAGCTGCGAGACACGGTCACGAATGGCGTCGGTATTGATCGACTCGTCGCCGCCGTGCTGGTCTACGGACGCAAGCTCACTCTGCACGAGCATCTGAATCGATTGGGAGATGTTGTCGGGCACGTCCGGATCAGCCGGCGGGTCGAGGCCCCAGGGGCGGTCGGGTGCGAGATACACGTCGCGCAGCAGCGCGCTGGCGCCGCGGCATTTCATAGCAATGATGCGGGCGTAGACTTCAGAGCCGCCGAACTCTTTGATCTGCCGGAGCTTCTCTGGCTCGTACTCGCCGTTGAAGGCGCGCAGTGCTTTCAACAGGCGCTCGCCCCATCCTGATTGAGAGTTCCGGTGGTTCGAGAAGATCTCGTACTGGGCGCGGATGTAGCTGGCGAGATTAGACATGGCGACGTCTGCCGCCGGGGGCTTTGCCGCCGCAGCTCGATCATCGTCCGCCTTCTTCAAGCTCTGTTCGAGCGCAGGCCCCGGAACAACTCTCAGGACACCACGCTGACCAAGCTCAGCCATCAATAGCCTCGCCAATGGCGGGACATGTTGCCATTACGATCAAATAGCAGTATAGGGCTGTCAGCGCAAGTAATTGATAAGTATCGCGAAAGTAACAACGAGTGGCAGGAACACTTAGTCTTTACGCTCAGGATACCGTTTACTTGCGGATCGCCCGCGAGATCGCAATAGATCTGTATCCTATCGAAACGATACTCAAAAATAACCAAATCGATCCTGACCAATTTGAGAAGATCAAAGCTGACCCCAGATTTCTGCGTCTCCTGGACTCCGAAGTGTCGGCGTGGAACGCGGCCAACAACACACTCGAGCGGACAAAATTAAAGGCCGGCGCCCTGATCGAGGAGTTCCTCCCCGAGGCGAACCAGCGGATCCACGATCCAGATGAGACGCTCACCGCGAAAAACGAACTCATCAAGACGCTAACGCGCATCGCCGGCATGGGTCTCGACAGAGCCAACATCGAAGGTATGGGCGGTGAGAAGTTCAGCGTGACCATCAACCTTGGCGCTCAGAAGCTCGAGTTCAAGCATGAAGTTACCCAGAAAACGATTGAGGGCGAGGTACTACCTTGAGTAGCCCCGAGTACCATCGCGAATGGCGGGCTAAGAACCCGGACAAGGTTAGAGCCTCTCGAGCCAGATACGCGGCCAGTGAGAAGGGTGTGGCGTCAGCCAGACGGTGTGGTCAAAGATCCTATAAAAAGTGGAAGACGCGCGACCCGGAGCGCGCGAGAGAGCTAGGCCGATACCGCGTTCGTAAATGGCGTCTGAAGCATAAATACGGTCTGGAGCTGCCGGACGTAGAATCTCTTCTCACATCTCAGGGCGGCACTTGCGTTGGATGTCAGACGTCTGATCCGCACTCTGCTGTAGGGCGTGATTGGTCGGTGGACCATTGTCACGCCACAGGGAAGGTACGCGGCATCCTATGCGCTAACTGTAACAGCACCCTCGGGTTCGCCTGCGATAAGCCTAGCACCCTCCGCAGGCTGGCCGATTACCTTGAAAGGTAACAGCATGGGCAGCCTGCCCGACGAACTGGCCAGTGAGGCCGCAGCGGCGCTAAAGACCCACGGATCAAAGACCGAAGCAGCCAAGGCGCTGGGCCTAAGCCGCAGCACCTTTCGAGACCGACTAGCGAAGGCCGCGGCGCGGGGAATGTTAGCTGGAGAGTTCGTGGTCCCCGAGGGGCACGTCATCAAGGGCATCTCGGCCCTCGTCGACCAGGAAGGCAACACCGTCCAGCAGTGGGTCAAGACCCGGCAGGGCGAGCTGGATCCCAAGGCCATCATCGAGTGGCTGAAGGACGCCTTCAACGACTACAAGCCCGCCGCGCGCGCGGCGCGGGCCCCCAAGATTGTCAACGAAGATCTCCTAACGATCATCCCCTGCAACGATTGGCACCTCGGGATGTACGGCTGGGGCCAAGAGGTGAGCGTCAACTGGGACTTGAAGATCGCCGAAGACGCGATCGGCAACGCCATCGAGGACATAATATTCAGGTCGCCGGCGTCGGACCAGGCGGTCCTCCTGGGTGGTGGCGATCTCCTCCACGCCGACAACAAGAACAACACAACGGCCAACTCGGGCAACCAGCTCGACGTCGACGGGCGCTATCCGAAGGTACTAGAGGCTGCCTGCCGAATCATGGTGCGGTCGGCGGACGCGGCTCTCCTCCATCATAAGTCGGTTATCATACGGATACTTCCAGGCAACCACGACGAGCACAGCGCCGTAGCGGTCGCCTACTTCCTCAAGGCTTGGTACCGCAAAGAGCCACGGATCACCGTGGACGTGGATCCCTCGCTGTTCTGGTGGCTCCGGTTCGGCGCGTGCCTGTTTGGCTCTACGCACGGCCACACAGTCAAGATCGGCAACATGCCGGGGATCATGGCGCATCGGCGCGCCGAGGACTGGGGCAACTCCAAGTACAGGTACGTCCACGGCTTCCATCTCCACCACACCGCCAAGGTGGCGACCGAGGGCAACGGGGTCATCTGCGAGATCCACCAGGCGCCCATCCCACAGGACGCCTGGCACTACGGCTCTGGCTTCCTGTCGGGCCGCTCCATGCAGGCAATCACATACCACCGAGCATTCGGTGAAGTCGGGCGCGTCCGCGTCGCGATGTTGGATGCGTCATGAACATAGATTTCACTGCCCCACCCACATGCGCGGAGTTCATGCGCGATGCGTCGTTCGGGCGGCTCATTGCGGGGCCTGTCGGCTCCGGCAAGACCACGTCGTGTATCTTCGAGCTGTTCAGGCGCGCGTGCTCACAGGCGCCCTCGCCAGACGGCCTGAGATACACGCGCTTCGCGGTCGTGCGTCAGACGTTGAAGCAGCTCGAGGACACCATCCTCAAGGATATTATGTCGCACACGGGCATCGGCCTTGGGCCGATTTCTACCTACAAAGTAAGCCACAGGACGATCTTCATCGAGTGTGGCGACGTACGTAGCGAGTGGATTTTGATCCCACTTGACGACGTCGAGGATCAACGCCGCCTGCTGTCGATGCAGCTGACCGGCGCGTGGATGTCCGAAGCAATCGAGATGGACGTCAACCTGGTGCCGGCGCTCTCTGGTCGATGTGGCCGTTTCCCGGCTGGTGGTGCCACATGGTTCGGCGTCATCGCCGACACGAATATGCCCGCCGAGGGCAGCCCGTGGCATCGGTTCATGACTGAGCCGGCGCCGGACTGGAAGATCTTCATCCAACCGGGTGGCCTCGAAGAGATCGCCGAGAACCTCGCCCATCTGACTCAGACGCCAGAAACGCGCGCTCTGCCGGAAGATCATCCGGACCGCCTGGCGCAGGGGCGCAAGTACTACGAGCGCCTCTCGCGTAGTAACAGCCCGGACTGGATTCAGCGCTACGTCCACGCGCAATTCGGTGATGACCCCAGCGGTACGGCTGTGTTCCGTGAGAGCTTCAAGAGCGCCTTCCATGTCGTCGATGAAGTCGAGCCGGTCATGGGGCATCCTCTATTGGTGGGTCAGGACTTTGGCCGCGACCCTTGCTCGATCATCTGCCAGGTGGATCATCGCGGTAGGTTGCTGGTGCTGCAGGAA